AACAACCATCCAATTGGTTGCTCCAGTTTTAGGATCAAATGTTGTTATGTACTGAACACCAGGAGAAGGTCTTGTTACAGTTACCTTATATCCATTCGATACGAAAGATGATGTTGCATTCTCATTTTCTGCCTGTGGAAAAAATCCACGACCAGAAGGATCTACAGTAGGCGCTTTGCTTTTTGCCATTATGGACAATCAATATATTTACCAGTTCCAATCTTGGCATATTGCTTACGCTCAAGATCTTGTATATCTAGGCATCTAAACGATGGCAAGAATAGTGCTCCAAAACCATTTCCACCAACAATTGTAACTCTTGGATAAGCATTAAATGTGACTGTTCTATCGAGAACTCGTAGAGAGATTATTCTTCCATTCTCAATTACAGCCTCGGCAATGCCAGTAGAACCATTTACAAAGACTTGTGGTTGTTCCGTATATCCTTGTCCTGGTCTAATCATAGTATATCCATCAATAACACATTGCAAACCAGAGTTATCTGGTAGATTTACTCTATATCCTCTTCCAGGATTAGTTATTCTTATTTCACTGACCCTTCCATTATCATCAAGTAAAGCAATTGCAGAAGCACCATATCCCTTTCCACTGATCAAGACTTTTGGTGGTTCTACAAAAGGTCCTCCACTATCTAAAATTGGAATCTCTATCAACTCGCCATTTTCATCTGTAATTGGATTATCAGCAATAGGATAAGATGATTGATCTTGTGGTAAAGTTATCGTAACTATGTTGCTACTTTGATCATTTGGATCGGACAAAATAGTGACTGGTACAGATTTCCCTGTTCCATTAATGCTGAATGTTAATACTTCAGAACCTTCATCTACAGCATCATCATTAATTCCAATAGTTACAGTTGCTTTTAATTTTGTCTCATCATCTGGATCTGGATTACTCATTGTAAAAGTTCCAAGAAGATTTCCGCCAAGAATATCATCACTTGTTATATTCAGACCAAATAAACTGTATCCATATACAGTTCCTGCAGCGACATTCTTGGTCTTTATTGTATATGTGACAAAATCTCCCTCAACAACAGAAGTCTTATCAGCAGTCAACTCAATGACAACTTCCCCATTTGATCCAGGGGTAACTGGACTTGTTGTAGAAGCATTTGGATCGGTAGGAACATCTGTGTCGTCGAATTGACTATCTGTTGGTAAAGCAAGATTATCATATTGAATTGGATATAGTCCATTACCATTATTTGGTGAAATTACAACAGCACTGTCAATGATTGGGGAAGAGTCATCTCCATCACCAGAATTTTGATTCTGCAGAATGAATACTTCAGATTCCTGTGACTTATCACCAGAAATCTCAAAATATGAATTATAAACACCAGTTGATACTGAGAAATTTAACAAGAATTTTTCAATTGACTCATTCTCGCTGTCATTTAAGATTTGTATTGTAAAAGACTTTTGTGTCTCTTGTGGCGCAAATCCTAATACACCATTGACTGGGATATAGTCTTCATTTTCTGTTGCTGCATCATCTGAAGATGCTTCTGTAGATGAGTAATTAATTGACGAAGATACATCAACACTTCCCGATCTAATAACAGTGAAGGTTGCAATTTGACCCTCTGTTACATAGAAAGCACTTGGTATTGAATATACTATTAGGTTTTCTGTTTCTCCATTATCTTCATCGAAAGAACCACCAATAAAATCTACGTTGGTGCTTGGTTCTTCGATTGAACTATTGGCATCATCACAAACATAATCACCTTCTAAAGGACCATTTGATAGATCTTTTAGTAAATCATCTAAGAAATCGCTTTTCTTACCAGAACCACAATCAGTGCATACCTTTCTTGTTTTTACACAGCTCTTTGATGGTCCATCACAAGAAATTCCAAGAAGATTGAATATTGAATTAATTGCGTTTCCAACAAGATTTAACGGTTCTGCAATAACTCCCAGTATTTCTGTTAATGGTCCAAGAATACTATTGATAATATCATTGAGGAATGAAGTTACTTGAGTGATAAGTCCATTTACAAAAGTATCAACCTGACATGCAGCAGCTTGAAACACACTGTAAAGATAATCAAATAAAGTATCAGTAATCCACTGTGCTAATCTATCAGAAAGGTCGGCAATTGAACATCCAAGATTTTCTAATAATTTGTCTAAGAAATCTTGAACTGTTTTAAGACTATTTCCAAGAACGTCTGGTTTTAATAAGAACTTGACTAACTCGTCGATACCATCTTTAATAAGTTTTACGATCTCTCCTTTGACTCTTGCAACAAAAGTATCAGCAATCAATATAACTTTGTCGATATACTTTCTTGCTCCATCGACGTAGTTATAAATCTCTCCCGTTGCTTTACTTACAAGATAATCACCAAGTTGTCCGCCAGAATCTTGATTTGCTTTTAACAAATCTGCCATCACATCGCCAATTTGTCCCGCCAAATCCTTTTCTCCACCACAGTTAGGATCAGCTACCTCTACACAAAACTTGATTCCTCCTGGGTTTGTCTCTGAGTTTTCTGCATTTAATCTTGCTATGAGATCAGAAACAGTCTTTTCATCTTGTCCAGGAGGAGCACCAGCATCATTCTTATTTAATTCTTTATTTGCGGGAGAATGTACTGCTGGGTTACTTGCTGGATCTTTTACTACTTTAAATTCTGGGGATTGTTCTGGATCAGCTGCTGCTTCTGGAGCTTCATCTGTAGAATTAGCAACGTGTCCAATAGATCCCATAATAATAGGTCTTTGAGCATCATCATCTAAGAAGAATCCAATGACCCAATTACCAACTTCTAAGTTTGCAGTCGCACCAGTAGTACCACCATCAGAATAAGGTGTGGTAACAGGCAACATACTGTGTGCCCATGGGAGATCATCAGTCTTCACGATAGATGAAGTCTTCAGGTGTCTACCAACAATTCTAACTTTAAATCTGTTTGAATATTTGGTATCTTTCTTTTCTACTTGTCCTACCCACCATTTAAATTGAGATCCAATGGTGTTGAGAGGAATAATTGACTGCAAACTTTGATCCATATCAATTAGTCTTCATATACTCTACACTCAAGAGCATTTGGATTGGCATCACAGTATAACTCAAGTGGAGTTGGATCATGGTGATCATTTGGATGATTTTCTGCATATGCTTCCAATTCTTCCAATTCGCCTTCAATATGACGACGACGTTGAGGTGAGAGTTGGGGGTTTTGTAATTCTTCTTTGTCTGCTTCTATATGCTTTTCAATACTTTCCATTTTTACCTCCGTATAAGTTTATTTATTGCACCGAGCTGGCACCATTTGGCAATCCAAGTGAATCTCTAATGAGTTCAAGTTTAGAAAGGACTTGACCGTTACCAGCATTAAACTGATGTTCTACACCAGAAATTAAATATGTTCCACTATTCTCTTCATCCCATGGTTTTACTTTTCTATCCTCACCTGGAATAGTGTTTGGTAAATAAACATTGATTTTTTCACCAACGGTCAGTTCTGGATTTCCTGGTAAAGATATATTCATTTTGTAAGAACCAATGATAGTCTCTCTACCAATTGATTGTGCAAGATAATTTTTTGCATAATCTGGATATTGTGTTTTTTCACCATCGTTGGTTGCTTCCAATCCATTATACCATGTTTCGTGGTCAATAACAGCAGACATCACTCTGGTTGGATTTTTGCTTGCTTCTTCTTGATACTTGCCAAGTTTTTCTTGTGTACCAAGTTTTGCCATATTTTTATAAGTGTCAGTAAGTGACCATACTACTTCCTCATATTTCCCAGTGGAGAAATTATAGCAGCAAATAATTGAGGAGAAACCACCTAACCTCAATTTCTTCATAATGTTTATCTCGTTATCATAATTAAAGGAATAAATTTTCTTTTCATTTTCATCAGTGTTTGGATCATAGTAATAGTCACCAATTACTTCTCTTCCTCCAAATGAACTATTTGAAGAAGAACATGTTTTATCTATTGATTCAAAGAAATATCCATTTTTATTCTCATAGAAGAAGTATCCTGCCGTTCCCTGTATTGCATTAGTATCAGATTCTTTAGTGCTTCTACTTCCACTTGAACCAGAAGTGCTGGACTTTTCTGAAACTGCTTTTGATGATATTCTCTGTAGAATGTTGAAAGGAGACATTCTCCCTGGAATCAAATTAACATCAAAGAGTGATTTCTCTACAGTTATATCTTTTTGGGTTTTTAATTCATTTTGTAAAACTTTTTTAACAACATCAGAAACATTTCCTTTTAATGGAGTAACTATCTTAACAGATTCATTTTTTATTGCTTCTTCACTAATAACTTTTAAATTATAATACTGAATTTTATCTTTAGTCGATCTATCTGTAATAGACCAAACAACCATATTATATTCATACTGCTCTTCATTTGGTGCTTTTACTTTTATAGTAACTTTTTCCCCTCCCTGCAATGGCAAAGTTCCAATATAATTCTCCGTTGAATCCTGGAAAACAATGTTTCCACAAACAAATGGAGCATAAATGTTTTCATTGTAAACAAATTCTAATACATTTGATCCAATGGGAATGACTTGTCCAGAAATACTGGTTAAAGTGGAGTCTGTAAATTCAAACTTTCTTGATAAAACTGCCATGATTTATTCTCCTTAAGCAGACATTGTTAATTTATTGATGTCAATGTAAGGAGCAAGACCATCAAATGCTTGATTTGTTGCTCCTCCACCTGTTTCACTATAAGATTCTCGTGATGGTGGAGTTTGTTGAGTTGGTTGCGATCCTTGATTTGACAATGCCATAGCAACTAAAGAACTGCGTTTTGCAGTTTCTGCTGCGGCTGAAGCAGTTTTGACGTTCTGAGCAGTTTGAGATTGATTTTGTGCTGGAGGAGAAAGACTTGCTTGATCATCTTGACTTGTTTCTACCCATCCAAATTTGCTTTTTGATCCAGGTATATTTCTAAGTTTTTTATAAGTTTTGACAACTCCATTGAAATCAGCTTTATCACCAACAGAATATGTCTTGTTTGGATCATATGCATCAACCATTTCAGGAGTAGCAGGAGTGTCAAGGTTATCTTCTACTTCTTTAACTTTTCTCCAAAGATCTTTATTTGTCTCTGGTATTTCTACATGAACATGATTATTATGTTTGCCTTGTGGATCATCCGCACCATATACTGTCCTATATCCTCTTGCTTTAAAGAAATCAACTACAAATTTAGCTTGATTTGCGTCTCCAACTGGAACATCAAAACCATATCCATGTTTATGTGAATCTGAATCATGGATATCCTCATATACATCATCATCTGCCAAATCACTAATTGAAGTTCCTCCTGCAGCTCCTCTCAATTCTCTAATAGCAAGATTAAAAGATCCTTGATTTTTTGTTATGGCATCAGTAATTCCAAATTTTTCCTTCCTTTGAGTTCTAAAATCACCAAGATCTTGAGATAATTTAGAATTACCAGCTGTTACATTTGTTGTAACTGTTGGTGGTGGTGGATTATTATCATCATCATCATTATTTCCCAAACTATTCAACCATTCGGAAATACTATCCCCAATTTGCCCAAAGATTCCTTTCTTTGCTTTTTTCTCATATAGACTTAAACCAAGTGAAAATGCATCAGCAAGTTCTTTTCTTGTTTCTGTCTTTTCTTTCAGTGACCTTGGTTTATCATCTCTTGAAATTGTAAGATTTCCTCTCTCATATTCTCCACCAGATGTTACTGTTTTTTCACCACGAGTAAACTTATTGTCAAGAGGAATAACTGCCTCTGTTCCGTGTAATTTTACTGGATAACCAGTATCTGGACCATCAACAATACCACCCATTTCATAACCTTCATTTGATTTCTGCATATCTCTTGCAGCAAGGGCAGCATCAATACCAAATGATGCTGCCGTACCACCCCCAGGGATAGTAGAAGCAGCACCTGATGCCAATTCCATTCCAGCACCAACTAAATCACCTGCCATTGCTCTTTGAGCAGCAAATAAAGCACCAAGACCTAATCCTAAAATTGGAATTTTCTTAAGAAGTGATTTTCCTACTGCCTTTCCAGCAATTGATGCTCCTGCTTTAACACCACCACGACGAAGAAGTTGTTGACCTACTTTTGATGCTCCGATTCTTCCTCTTTGAAGAGACTTCTGTAAAATGTTTTTATTTCTTTTTCCAAACTGTGGTACATTTGTCTTGTAAAGTCTACCATTAACAAAATTTCCAGTTTGTCTTGATCCAATGGGAGATCTTACTGGACCACCTCTGCCAGCAATGCTCTTTCTTAAATTTCTAAATCTTCTTCCAGCAAGTCTTCTCCTTGCTCCTCTTTGTCTCTTTCCGCCCCTTAGATAATCTCTACCAGAAAGAAGATCTAAAGCATTACCAGCAAAGTCAGCAATTCCACCTAAAACACTTCCTTTACCAAATAACTGATCTTGTAACTTCTCATAACCAGATGTAGAAGCAGTATCTCGCATTCCTGCGATTTCCATCCTTTCTCTATCTGCTTTCGCATCTTCAATAGCATCCTTTTGAAGATCAAATAACTTTTGGATAAATGAAGTGTTATCTACAGCATCTTCAAGTAATTCCCTATTTGCTTTTACCTCTGATGCTAATTTAACAATTGCTTGCTCAACTGTTTGCTTTTTGCCAAATAGTGCTCTTTCTGTTAAATCACCTTCAGAAGATCTTGAGACTTTAGTTGCTTTGAAATTAGCAATTCTCTCTTCTTTTGACATGTATTCGCCATCTGGGCGAACACCTCTTAAAACGTCATCAAGATTTGTTCTTGCTGGTGGCAATAATCCAGATACAGGACTAACTGAGTCTGCAGAAGCTCCGCCAGGAGACCCAGATGAACCTCTTGGAGATCCACCGCCACCGCCCGAATAATCTCCAGAAGAATCTTCTCCGCCACCACCAGAGCGTCTTCTACCTCTGGTGTAGATTCCCATTCCCCTTAGGACTCTTTCTCTTTCACTTACAGTTGTATCGTCCTGTGGTCTTCTACTTCTAAAAAATCCTCGTGTTCTTCTATATCTGTCGCCGCCAAATCTTGATTTAAATGCAGATCTACCAAAATTGTACGAATTTACAGCATCTGCTGCTTGTTTGTCGGTTAATCCAACAGACTTGAATCTTCTAAATGCTTCCTTTCTTGAACTTGCAGCAAGACTTGAAGCATCTCTAACTCTGTTGTAGATGCTTGATATTACTGAAGTAGTTAGGTCTCCCTGAGAGACTGATGGATATGGCATTAAATTTGATATTATCTATCGTTTGTATTTATTGAGGTCACGCAGAAGCCCCAACAGCATATAATGATAATGCGGAATTTAATTTGCCACCATCTTGCTTCGTCGTAGACATTGCAATTTCACTTTGACTTGATTGGGGCATTGGAGAATTTCGATTTTGCATATTCATTAATAATACCGCATCATCAGATGACTGTTCGTATGACATAGCAACTGCCAATGCTGCTCTGGTTTGAGATTCTGTGGAAGATATCTCTTGATTTTTTATAGGAGCACCAGTTTTTACGTCATATGTGACACCACCAACCGTATAAGTTCCACTATCTTTTATTTGCCTTGCCTCTGAAGATAATTGTGGTTGAGAAGGTTTTCTCTTTGGAGTTCCTTCTTCAACAGCATCAGCAATGCCCTGTATTAATTCATCAAATTTAGACGTGTTTGTGAAATCTTTTCCATGCTCTCTCTCCCATTGAACCATTGCACCAAGTTCAACCAAAGCAGTTGCTGATGCTGCACCTGCATTTACAGTAGCATTTCCTACAGTATCTTTACTTATACCACCAAGTTTTTTGTTGTTCCTTTGGAAATCTTCCAACACTCTTTGAATAGGAGCAGCAAATGCAGCATCTTCAGCATCACCTTTCCTTGTTCTTGTTAAAAATCCAGTTCCACCCTTACCAACTTCAGCATCAAAGTGCAGTGGTAATATACGAACCCCTTTTGCAGATTGCTGCTTAATGTATTTGTCATATGCTTCATACGACGAAAATGATTCTGGTTTTAGAATCAATACTTTAAATCCTTTCTTGTCAAGTTTTGCTTTTAGTTTTGCTGCAGCATTATCTTGATGATCTCTTTCTCTACCTGCTGCACCAGTTGCTCTCGATTGTTCAAAACTCTTCCTTGCATCAGTATCTGGAAATTTACCAGACATATTTGGTGGAACATGATCTAAAGGTATGATAATGTCATATTCCCCTGTTGAAGAGGTTGTTGTTATTCTTCCAGGATCTATTCCACGAATTTCGGCAAGTTTTGCCATGAAATCTGATCTGGTAATATGTGCTTTATTTCTTCCAGCATACTCATCTGGATATGTCCCTCCAGTATTATGAGGAAGTCCTCTCCATGTTGCAGATAACACATCACCAAAAGTAGAATCACTTACTTTTCCAGATCTCCAACCAGCATAACTATGTGCATCATATAAAAATTTGATTGTTATCTTATCTTGTACCTCTGGAGTAAAAACAGTATCTCTATCATATCCAGCTCTCTCTGCTCGTGAAAGTAAAAATCTTGGCATATGTTGGTATCTGCCAATTGCTCCCTGGGCATTATCAACTAACCACCCAATAGTTTTTTCGCTTGCTTTTCCAGAAGTCTTCCCAGCAGATTGGTTGAAAACATCATAATTTTTTGCTTCAACAGAAGCAATCAAACTAAGAACTGCTTTATCAATATTATCACCATATGCGGTTATTCCTGGGTCTCCAGCACCGCGTCTACTCCTTCTTCTTCGTTTCCGTGCCGCGTCCTTTAATTTTTCTTTAAAAGAATCATCTAAACCAAACAAAGAATCAAAGAAATTTCTGCCATTCTTTTTTTTGTATTGCTCAAATGCTTTTAGTGTAGAATTTGCAATAACTTTCTTATCTTCTCTCTTTTCTTGCTGAGATCTCTCTCCTATACCTGTCAAGAAATATCTTGGATTTTTAACATCAAAAGAGTCCCCACCTATCTTATTCTGAGATAGGTACTCGCTAATTCTATCGGATATTTCTTTCTGTTCCACTTATCAAGCAGCTGCGGCTTTTTTCTGTTCTTCCAAATATTGCATGAGGAAAGCAATATAAACTTGCCTTTCCCATGGTATCATATTTTCGATTTCTGTCAATGAATATTTATGGTATTGCATCAAATTGAAATTAGTCCGAAAATACCCTTCCAAACTATTCTGGAAGAGTGCTATCCGAAAAAATTAGAAAGACCCTCAATGGTATATTCAGATTCAACGCCAGTAGTTGGATTTACTGCTTTAAATACTGCTTTTAGTTTTGGAATACCAGTGAAGAATTCTTCAACTTTTTCAAATTGCTTTCTGGTGAGATTTTCGAGAAATTGAACAAATTCTTTCTTGCTTGTAGTGGAAGAATCGTAAATATCTTCACCATCAAAGATTTGATCAATTGAATCAGCAACGATTTCAAATACTTTATCATCATTGATATCAAAATCAAGGAAATTGACATCAATAAAAGTATCAACACTTGGATACTTCATGACAATACCGCTGGTGTCAGAAAGCATTATCTTATTATTGTGGTTTTCTGGCATTTCGACGGTAATGTCGTCAACATTGATCCTGACAGTTACTCTTGTAGTTTGATCATCTTTACAAACCACAGACATTTCAATATCTTCCCCGATAGAAGCTCCTCTGATCTTGAGGAAGAGATATTCCAGATCAAAAATTGGAAGATCGTTTACCTTAATTCTTGAAAGAACACAATTTTTTAAAAGTTCTTTTACAGCAGACTTAATCTGTTCGTCATCCTTAGATTCCAGTGCAAGTAAAAGTACCTTTTCCTCTTTTACTAAAAATGGTCTATATTTAACTGTTTTTCCGTTAGAAGGCAAATTTGCCTCATAAGATGGTATACCAAGTTTTGGCAAAGCCATGATAATTACTCCAGGTCGTGATATTATTTAGTGCGACTTTTTGACCCAAAAATTGACGGGAAAAATTTTCCCAGTTTTATAGAATCAAAAAATCAATTTTGAATTAGGCAGTGAAAATAGACTGATTAGTAAACGTTGCTTCGGGTGTCTTTTTCTTTGCAGAGTTAGTTCCCTGAGTAGAGTTAAACGACTTCAAATCGTTGTACTCAACAAAATGTCTTGTGTACTTGAATGTTGCACTGACCTTAACAGTTTGAGAAGGTCCATATCCAAGAGGAACAGCATCAATAGAATATGGAAATGCATCTTGTATAACGTACACTTCAGATACTCTATCTGTTGCCGAATTGACTCCTGGTTCAGTCTTAGCAATTAATACTTCACATTGATATTCACTTGGATATCTTAATTTTGTAGATCTTGCTATAGTTCTTGTTTTTGCTGTTATTACATCAGAGTAAGTTTTACCAGTATGTTTTGTGGTGTCTATGTCATTTCCATCAAGATATTCTTCTAAAAACATAGCATCAAACCAAGCAGTAACAAATTTATGTGGAGTCATATTGGCATCACACATCCATGACAACTGAAAATCTGTATATACCTTACCAAGAGCATATTCTACTTGCTGCTCTCCAAGATATCTTCCAATTCCACTCCCAGTAAATGCATTAATGTTAGGCAACTGTGCTTCATCACAAAATAATTCCACGACATCATTGGAGTTATTAGCAAAACTAACTCCAGCTTTACTCAGAGCATCAGGAACTTCCGAAAAACTTGGGAAGTTAAACTTCACCAAGAAAGAATTGCTCATTGCCATCCCGCCGTTAGCACCAACTAACGACAAGAAACTATTAATGTCTCCTCTATTTGCCACTCTAAATATAATCGTGGGATACCGTTTTATTTATGGCATACTCAGGGATCTATAAACCAAAAAACCCTAAGAAGTATCGTGGCAACCCCAATAGAGTGATTTACAGATCTATGTGGGAACGGAAGTTCATGGTATTTTGTGACAATAATCCTGCAATTTTAGAGTGGGGCAGTGAAGAAATAATTATACCATATCGTGCTCCCGATGGTAAGATAAGAAGATACTATCCAGACTTCTACATTAAGGTGCTTGAAAAGTCTGGGAAAGTAACGAAGTATATCATTGAAATTAAACCCAAGAAGCAAACACAACCACCTAATGACAAAAACAAAAAGACTGCTGCCTATCGTAATGCAGTCCTAACTTTTGCAAAGAACCACGCAAAGTGGGAAGCGGCTAAGGACTTTTGTGAGGACAGGCAGATGAATTTTTTAATCCTCACCGAAGACCACTTAGGAGTATAGAACAATGGCACAAGGTTTCACATCCGTCCAGCGCAACACGGTCAATAAAGATCCTGGATATAAAACACTCTTTGAGAGAATAACAGAAAAAACAAAAGGAGAAAAGAAATCTTTGTCATGGTATAGATCTGCAGTTGCAGCAGAAGCATCACAATACAAGAAGAATTTTAATAAGTATGTGATGGATGAAAAGAAAGATCGTAGTGGTATTGCAGAACAGCAAGATACAAATGAATTGAGAAGATATGTTGTGGAGGGTCATCTCTACATGTTTGAGTACAAAGCAAAGATGAGATGGTTACCTTACTACGACAAATATCCATTGGTTTATGTTATAAAATCAACCAGAGAAGAATTTTGGGGTGCTAACTTACATTACCTACCACCAAAGAGAAGAATAATTGCTGTCAAGAAATTGATGGATAATAGAATAGACATACCCAAAGCATGTTTCCATAAATATATACACAATCATGTGAGTGGATTGTACATAGATCTTGCCTCTTCTGAATGGGATACTGCTATCCTCATACCAACAGAAGAGTTTGTGAAAAATGTAAATGGAAGAGATTTCCCCATCGATAAAGAGATGGTTTGGGAAGATGTCAATGAAACATACTATGACAAGATAAAATCAAGAAGAACCATAAAAGGATATGGTACTAAACAGTCTAAGGAAATGGTAAAGTAGTATGGCATACAGCCCACAAGTTGGTGATTATTACAAGGGATCGCGTGTTTATTATCGCTATGATGGAACAGATTGGAGATGGAACGGCAAATCTAAACCATCTGGTGGACGCGCAGTAACAAAAGAGCAAGCAAGAGGAGCACAACAATCCGAGAAAGCTGAAGCAGAAAATAAAGGACAACAAGGAGACCCATCACCTTCCTTAAGGTATCCCGAAGGACTGGAGTTTGGTAGAGAAACTGACTATGTTATGTTTACCTTCCACAGGTATAAATCTGGAGGAAATCTAACTAACAGTGTTGGTGACGGCGGTAAGGGCGGAATTTACAGTGGAAAAGATGCAGAAACTCAGCAGTATGTTGCTGCAAAAGATCTACCAGAGCAAATCATTTTAAATATGCCTTCCGAAGTACAAAGCGAAATTGGCGCAGAGTGGGGAGGAAAATCATTCAGTTTTATTGGATCACGGGTAACAGCTGCAGGGGCACAACTTGCAGCAAATGATTTCACAGGAGCAGCAAGCACTTTAGGAAATTTTATTGGAAAATCAGTTAAATCTGGAGACGCATACCAAGCAATGGCAGCTGCAGCTATTGTAGCAGGAATTAATAAAATTCCAGGTGTTGGTGGAAACTTAACGATGAATGATTTAATTCAAGGTTCAGCATCAAAAATTCTAAATCCAAATGTTGAGTTGATGTACGAAGGACCTCAACTCAGAGCATTAAGTATGAATTTAAAATTGTTTGCAAGGACAAGCAAAGAAGCACAAACTTTGAGAAAAATTGGAAGGGCATTTAGGAAAGCAGCACTCCCTTCTTCTCCACTCAAAAACGACAATAATCAAGGAAGATTCATTGCCACACCTGCATATGTAAAAATTAGATTCATGAGAGGTGGAG